GATCCTGTCATAAACTGTAAACTTGTAGCGTTACTTGAAGAGCTAAAATCACCTTCTGCTACTGCTTGAATCGCTGCACTAACTAGATTAGCGTCTGTGCCTTCACCTTCATCTGGTGCTTGAAACTGTATTTTACCAATAACATCATTGGCAGCTAGATCAGTCTCACCTGTTTGTATCGTTAAAAGAAAAGGATTATCATCAGCCGTAGCAATAGATTTAAAAATCAAACCATCATCAGGATCATGTGTAATTGTAACATCATCATCAGCACCAAACTTAATCGTAGTATTGTCTGACGTTAACTCAAGATCAGAGGTGGCGTTAATCGTTATATCATTTTTAGCACTAAAGCCAAGATAAGGCATTATGTGATCTCCATAATAGACAAGCACACATCTGTTGCACCTGTACCTGTTACACTAAGTGTATCTGTAGTTTCCATAACAACTTTGTTTCCTGATAATAATTCTAAAGAAGATTGAGCAGGTATGGGTACATTTGTTATTAACTCAACATCTTGATTAGCTTCATCATTATTACCTGCTCTAGCACTGGTATTACTGCTTAATGTTACTGTTGCATTGATCTGACTTGCTGTTGTATTTCCTAAGACTATGCCTAATATTACAGTGGTTGTTGATCCTGCTACAGTATATATCACATCTGCTGATGTAACTCCTGCTTTTGTTATTACTTTAAATGTGTTTGCCATATCTTATCCTAATGCTATTGCTAATGCTGTAGCGTCTGCTGATGCGTATGTTTTTAAATCTGAAGCTGCTATTTGTTTCATAGTTCCATCATCGTTTACAATAAAACGATCTGCATCTACTACTGTTATTGAAGAACTTGCAGATGTTCCTCCATCAAGTAAGTTTAACTCAGCAGCCGTAGCACTAACTGCTGTAGATCCAATAGTTATACCAGAAGTAGTTAAAGCACCTATGATTAAATTAGCAGCTGCATATCCACTAGCACTTGTATCTACTGTTGTAGATGGTTCTGTTGTCGTATCACAAAATAATCTAAAAGTATTGTCAGTTGAGGCATCATAAAAGATACCTGCATATTTTGTTGTGCTAGATTCTACGTATTTACCTGCTAAACCAAAATCTGTGTTATTAGCAGTATTATTATTAGATAATATATTAAAGTTATCGTTTGTGGTCACAGCACCTGTTTGTGTGGTTGTACCAGATACAGTTAAGTTTCCTGTAACTGTAAGATTATTACTTACTGTAACATCGTCAGGTAAACCAATTGTTATCGTACCAGAGCTTTCTGAAACAGTAACTTCATCACTCGTTCCAGAAAATGTTATTGTGCCACCTAACGCAGTAGCAGTTGTATTAGAACCATCTGATACTGTAATTGAACTGTTAGCTAATTTAGAATTAGCAATAGAACCTGCGAGTTGTGCATTTGTAATTGTACCAGACAAACTACTTGTTGGATAATTTGTTGCGTCAGATAAATCAAAAGCAGGTGTCGCATCAGAAGCACCTAAAGCTAAAGATATTCCTCCAAAACTCACAGAAGAATTTGCTAGTTTAGAATTAGCTATTGATCCTGCAAGTTGTGCGTTTGTGATTGTTCCAGATAAACTACTCGTTGGATAATTAGTTGCATCAGTTAGATCAAATGCAGGAGTTGCGTCAGAGGCTCCTAAAGCTAACGACACCCCTCCAAAACTTACAGAAGAATTTGCAAGTTGTGTGTTTGTAACACCACCAGACTTAATTGTAACTGCACCAGAATTTACACTAAAATCAGCTGGAGAAAAAATAGCTAATCCTTTTGCAATTGTAGATGCATCAGCAATAACTAAATCTATCGTTCCATCACTATCTTGATAAGTAGCTGTAATACCTGTCTCTGTGTTGGAGCTAAACATGGCTCCTATAAGATCTTGTATTTGTTCTGTTGTTTGAATGTCAGAAGTTAGTGCAACTGTACCTGCACTAGCAGGAAGGGTTAATGTTATATTACCACTAAAATCTGAGTGAGCAGGAGCTTGTAATCTTGCATAATGCGCGTTACTAGATTCACAATAAAAGTCTACATAGGACTGAGTACCACCATTCTTTATTGATATTGCACCTTGAGATATACTCACTCCATTTGTTCCACCAAATGTTGCAGTACCAGAAATAGCAGGACTCGCTATTGTTGTTGACCCACCACTAATTGTAGGACTTGTAAGTGTTTTATTTGTAAGTGTATCTGTAGTTGTTTTACCTACAAGTGTATCAGTTGTTGCAGGTAAAGTCAAAATAATATTACCACCAAATGCAGAATGTGCAGGTGCTTGGAGTCTTGCATAGTGTGCATTTGATGACTCACAATAAAAATCTATATAAGACTGTGATCCACCATTTTTAATGGATATAGCACCCTGAGATATTTGTACGCCATTAGTAGAACCACCACCTACTCCTAGTGAAGTTGTAATTTGAGTAGCTGATGGTAAACCTATTGTTACAGCATTACCTGTAGCCGATGTTTCTATTTCGTTAGATGTACCACCTATTGTGAGAGTTTCACTATCTAAGTCAATAGCAATCGTACCACTGTCAGTTATTAGATCTAAATCTTGAGCAGTAACTTGACTGTCTACATAAGCTTTAATAGATTGTTGAGAGGCGATAGCTGTTGCACTATTTGAGTCCATATCATCTTCATCAACAAAACTTTTACCATCAAGTATATTTAATTCAGCAGCTGTTGAAGTTACACCACTAAGTATGTTTAATTCAGACACTGTGCTTGTAACTGAACTACCATTTATAACAAGTTGATTACTTGCATCAAGATATACAGACTTTTCTGCAGGGTAGGTAATAAATACTTCTTTAGTTCCACTACCAAGATTTACTGCACTGCCAGAGTTAGAACTTTCTAGTATTGTTGTACGTGCTAATGTTGTACCACTAGATGTAAATGTTCCTATACCAACTTCAAAGTCATTATTTGTATAGTCTATAATAGCATAGTAAGTTGTATCAGCATTAGATAATACAGAAGTAAAAGTTTGAAAACCTGATACTGCACCACCTAATGTTATAGTGCCTGTGCCAGTTGTGGTTGTTGTTTCTTTTACTCTGTCTTTTACAACTAGAGCCATTATGCGATCCTTATAATTGCTGTTGATGCACCTGCTGTTGGTATGTTAATAGTAAATGTACCATTAGTAGAAGTTTTTGTTCCACCAAAATCTATGACTGCTATTGCCTTACCAGTTTCTGTTGCACCAGTTTCACCTCTAGCTTCTGTCTCATAGATTATAGCTCCATCTGCAGAGAAAGATGCACTTGAAATAACTACATCGTCAAAATCAACAATAGCCGTATCACTAGAAAGCGACACAGCTAAGTTAGTTAAAGTGTATCCTCCTGTGGAATAGTTTGTTCCACTGGCTGAAACCTCATCAGAATTACCTGTAACAGTTGTATAATTTGTTGTGTTCTTGTTGTAAGTACCACTAGGACTATCTTTAATCAAAGCTATTTTAATCGTACTACTACCATGTAAATCGTGATAGCCCTTTAACAATTCTGTTTTAAACGAGTTACAAATTGCAGTGGTAATAGCCATTAAAAATCCTTTATGTTAAAAGAAAGGGCAAGTCTCCCTGCCCTTCCCTTAATAGTATTTATTAAGCTAAAAAGTCTCTGTCAACTTCAGTAGCTTTGTCTACAGCACCATGATCGTTACAATCAATCACAGTTGCGTAAACCCTTAATCTACCTGTAGCTGCTGCGGCTCCTGCAATCGTACAATCAATTGTATCGGCTGTGCCAATAAACTGAGTGTAAGTTGAAGCAGAACCAGTTCCAACTACGTTGGTTTGACCATTCGAACCTGCAGCACAAAAACCTGTAGAGGTTATGTCTGCGCCGTCAATAATGTCATCACCACCACCAAAGTCCATATCCAATGTACAGCTTGATGTAAATGCTTTCATTACTTCAGCACCTGCATTTAGTACTAGACATCCTGCAGGAATCTCAAGCATTTGAAAAACATCTCCATTAGCAATAGTATTTCCTGCTGCAATAAGAGCATCAATATCTAAATACTGTTGGATAGTTTGTGGCATGTGTGTACCTTGATGTGAAGGTAAAGATGCGATAGAATTAGCACCAACGCCAGTGGTGGATTTAGCTGTTAAATCAAAAGTAGCCATTGTTTATCCTCCCTTAAGCTGCGTTATATTTAGCAGTTACGATAGCTTCTGGGCGAAGTATCTTTCTGCCATATAGATGCATACCACGAACAATATCAGCAAAGCTGTCAGGATCACGATATGTTTCTGTTTTACTTAACTGCTCGGCAGTTGCAACAGCAGAACCATGACCTGCAACAATAACACCATAGTTACTGTTTTGATTAGCAGTTCCAGATGTAGCTGCACCAGTTCCCACTGCAGGTAGGTTGCTTGATACATATAATCTAAATCCTGCTAGATTGGTCAATGCAAGACCATTCTTTAGTTCAGCTGCATTAAAATCAGCATTTACCAACTTAGAGTTTTCATCACCTAATAGTTCCATAAAAACTGGATCAACAACTAACCATCTATCTTGTGTGTCAACTTGCTGTTGATTTAACAATCTAGCCATTCTGTTGATGATTACCATTGGAGTAACAGCTGCAGTTGAAACAGATGTTGCACCCGGAGCTAGGTTTTGAACAGGGATAGAATGATCCCCTGCTGATGAAGTGGTAATACTAGCAAAAGAACTTTTGATTAACTTCATAGAAGTAAGAAGTTCATCTGATCCTGCTGTTGATACAGCCTTAGTTCCATTAACAGTGCTATTAACACCATCAGCTACTGCATTTAGTGTTGACTGTGCATAACCTGACATATAACCTAATACTTCTTGGTCATAGTTATCAGCCAACCTATAAGCAGCTCTGTCAGTTGCAAGTTGCATAAAGTTTACATGACTGTGGGCTTCTTCAATGTCATCCATCTTGAAAGCATAGTAGTTTGCTTTATCAACGACAAGTTGGAAGTCCTCATCATCTAAGTCTTGTGCTGTTACTTGCGTACCTCTTGCGTACTGCTTTACTGAAATTTCTGGTTCTTTGATAATCCTGACTGTATCGCCTTGATTAGCAATTTCTCCGAAATAATCAGAGTTAGTTATGTCTCCAACAACAGTTGACTTACGAAAGGCAAGCTGTACCTGTTTGGAGTAGATTACTGGCGAAAAATTACCATTAGGTAAATTGCCGTAACCTGAAGTGGTTTGAAAAGCCATAATAAAATCCTCCTATTGTTTGGCTTATTTAAAAGCTAAACGTCTTAGAAGAGGCTATATTTTCTAGAGTGCATATAACAGCAAGATAGCAAGTCTTAAAGTCTATGGGTCTATACTTATATAGGTAGTCTTTTACTAGTTTAGTCTTCTTATTACTTATACACAAAGGTAGTCTGTATTAGAGGCTTTGTGTCTAAGGGTTAGTTATACAGATAAAATACTTTTTGTCAAGGATTATCTTGCACTTCCTGACATATCATAGATTATTTTACCAGATCTATGAGCTTCATTTATTTTATCAGCATTCTTTGCATATTCTGCGTCACTCATTTTGGCAATGTCAGACTCTTTTATTTTGTCTGAAGACTCTGTAGCGTCTACTTTAGTCTTTGAGCCTTTGTCTACCAACGAGGCAGCAGCTTTTGTTTTATCTTTTTTATCCGATCTTGTAAGTCCATTATCAACTTTATACAGATCAATAACACGTACAACCGAAGCAGCATCATCCGTATTTTCATACAAAGCGTTTTGCACCCATTTAGGCTGTGCTTCAACCCAATTATGAAATTCATCGGAATCACGTAACTCATCAAAGTCTGAATGCGCTTTCCTAATTTCATTCTCTGCACGACTCCTTGTTGCTTCTTCTTTTGCTTTACTAAGTTCTTCTATTTGTATATTAGCTTTGTCAAACATTTGTTTTGCACGTTTGTCAGCTATTGTCTCCACCATTCCTGCTACATCAGGATATTTATCTACCCATGCCTGTAGGTCTTCATCAGACTTTGGTGGTACAAGTTTTTCTGTTTGTCCTAACTTGTCTTCTAGCTCCTTAATCTTGGCATTGTATTCTTTTTCTTTAGCAGCTAGGTGTCTTCTCATATCTCCATAGCGAGTTTTAAAAGATTTTTCTTCATCGCTAAGTTCAACTTCTGGTTTAACCTCTTCAGTTTTTTCTTCAACATTTGGTTCTTCTTTTGTTTCTTGAGGTTTAGCTTGTTTCTCCATAAGCTGTTTTAGTTCTTCTTCATCTTTTTTGATCTTGTCTTTATACTTAGATCTACTCCTGCTCATATATCCTGCAGTTTTTTGTGCTTCCACATTTTCTAATTCTGGCATTTTACTTTTCCTTTCTTGGGGTCAACATTGTTGAGTAGCCAATTACTTTTTGTTTCTACGTTTAGGTTTTTGTAATAATCCTCCTTTGTTCCCTCCAAATTTTTTAGCTGCTTCTCCACCTCCATATGCAGTAGAAAGAGCTGCTTCTTTTGGATCATCTTGTTCTTCAAAAACTCTTTCTGTAACAGATCCATCTGTGTTCATTATACTTGATGCATAATCTTTTGCATATTCTGGATCTCCTTTTTCATTATTATTTTGATTATTATTTTGATTATTATTTTGATTATTACTATTAGTTTCTAAAATATCTATTACCTTTTCTCCTCCTACAGATAAACCTAATAATTTTCCAATAGGTGATTTTTCAAAAGAAGATATAATATTATTAACAATACCACCAACACCACCTATTTCATTATCAGGAGTTTTTCTAATTTTATCAATATTTTCCTGATCCATATCTCTTCCAGTAATATCTTTTAATTCTTCCATACCAAAAGCAATTCTTTTACCTGTGCTATAAGTTTTGTATTCATCTAAAGGTATACCTAATCTTTTTGCAGATTGTGATAGTGCAAATTCTATATCTTCTTGTACACGTTTTGCACTAAGCTCCTGTCTATCAGAACGATCCTCTTTTTCTGTTACTTTAGTAGGAGAAGGTTTAATAGTAGACCAAGGTGGTTGTGTATATTTAACATCCTCTGGTGGAGTTACAATACCATTAACAAAAGTTACAACTCTTGATTCACCTGTATCTCCATCATAGTAGGTAACTGTTTTAGTTATGTTGTTTTGTTGTAGTTGACCAGTTTGAGCTACAGGACTTACTGGAGTAAAACCTAAAGTAGCAAAATCAACTGGATTAAAAGTTCTAGCTTTTTCTATTTCTGCCACATCATCAGCTACACCACCATTAGAGTAACCTATCATACCACCTTCTGCTTTTTTCTTTTTCTTTTTATCATCTGCTTTACCAAAAGCAATCATAGTCATATCCACTTCCACAGGCTCACCACCTATTCTACCTGTAGCTTCCATTTCTGCAAGACCACGCTTTGCTTCTGCACGTAGGTCTTCAAAAAACTTAACACCAAAATATTGTACAACATCTGCAGGAACGACATACTCACCATCACTTAATTGTGCAGGTATATCATCACGAACTTCTTTAGCTAATGATCCGGGTGGAATCTCATTACCACTTACAGGATCACGATCTAGTCCATCATCCTTCATTCCACCTTCTTCAAATAAATTCATTTGTTGCTCCATTATACTAATCCACCTTTTGCTAAACCAACAGTTAAAGTTTTTGTTCCTTTTATTTTTTCTACGTCTTTTACTATATCACTAATATCTAGACCTTTACCTTTAACAGTTTCTAAATTAAAAGCTCCGTAAGTTCCTGTGTTATATTGTAAATCAATAAAAATAGGTTTTATTTTACCATCAGCTTTTTTAATTAAATTTTGTACAGCTTGATCAAAATATTTTGTATAAATAGGTTTTATACTTAAAGGTATTTTACCACCACCTTCATCTCTAGCTTCTAGTATTTTATTTATTGGAGGTAAAACAATTTTAGTAGCACCTCTTCTTTGTGCTTCAACTACTAAAGAAGAAAGTAGTTTTTCCATTGCATCAGGAATATCAGCTACAGGTAGTCTACCAGATTGTTTTTCTGCTTCTAAAAATCTTCTACCTTCTCTTTCTCTCATTGATTTAGTTTGAGGATCTTTTATAAATTGTATTTCATATATATAATCATCTGGTCCTACTTCTGGTGCATCTACAGGATCTGCCTGTTCTTCAACTCTTTTTAATTCTATTTTATATTTTTTATCATCTGGATAAGCTTTATTTATATCATCTATATCATCAAATATAGTTTCAAGAAAACTGTTAGTATTTTTACCATCATCAGGAGAGTAACGACCTTTTTCAGGTTGAATATAAAATTTACCATTTTTTTCAAAAATATTAAAATCTGGTTTTGCATCACCCATACTTATTCTTAAAGAATCAAAATTTTTTGCTCCTATTTTATAACCTAAATCTCCTTTTCCAAAAGTATCTGGATAAGCATAACTAAATAATTTTTGTTTAAAATAGTTTTCTACGTCATTTGGTAAATCTTTAAAGTTTACAATTGTTTTAGGAATATCAATACTCTCTCCTGCTTTTCGTGCTGTTTTATATAAACTTTGAAGAACATCAAATTGTATTTCATTAATAACAAGTAAATCTTTATCTGGTGTTAAAGCAAATCTTATGTGACCTAAACTTTCAGATCCAAAACCATGCACATAATTAAGGCTTGATCGTTGCGCACCTGCTACAGGAGAAAGATCAGTGTTTCTGTTTACCTGAGAATTAACTTCTTCCATATATTTTAATATTAAATCTTCTTCTGCTTTACTTCTAATATTTTCAAAATTTATACCATAGTTTCTTTGTATTCTTTGAATGTCCTTCCAAACTTTATCTATATCATTACTTGGAAATATAGATGGAAGGTCTCTTATTAAATCTGTTGCTTGATATTTTGTCTTAAATGCAGATTGAAAAGACTTTCCCACTAGTCCTAAATCAAATAATTTTTTTACAACTTCATAACTTTTAACAGGACCTAAACTAACATTTTCTATTTCAGTATCTGTAAGCAATGTTAAGATTGATTGATCATATTGTTGAAAACTTTCTCCACCATAAATAGATGGATCTTTAAAACGATTCTGTATTAGTGCAGGATTTTTATTTACTATAGTTTTTAATCTATTTTCTATTTTTAAAATACTGTCAGATATAGCTTCATCAAATTTTGTTACTACTGCAGTTTTACCACCTTTAATTCTTATATTTTTAAGATATTTTTGAGTAGCTTTCTTTATATTTTTAGTATAAGGTAAAACAGAATTAACTGCTTGTATCTGTTTTGCTTTAATATTTGCAGCATTTCTTAAAACAAGAATACCTTGAAGATCATAAAAATTATTTTTATAATCAACATTAAAATTGTTTTGATTATCACCACTCATTTTTAAACCAATTCCAACTTGTGTTTGAGTTTCAGAAAAAGGAACAACATTTGTATTAAAAACAGGAGAATCTGATAATCTTAAAACCTGTGAATCACCTGAATCATACCTTTGGAATTGCTCTAAAGGTAATGCAGGATCATGACCCGGACCACCCATTACAGGATCAAGAGGATCAAAATTTTTATAAGAGTCAACAGTAAGAACAATTGATCTTCCACCTAGAGCAGTTGAAACTAAAGCTTTATTTATTGTGTTTAAAAAATCATTGTTTGTCATTTGTATGTAAGATTCTAAATCTTCTGCAGAACTAAAATATTTTTTTGTATGACCTAAATCAACTTCATACTTCATATCATCAAGTAAAACATTACCTAGCTTATTAAATCCTTTTGCTTTTTTTGTAGCTTGATTAAATTTATACAAAGAAGATTCTATAATTTCATAAATTTTAGCAATCTCTTTTGGTGAGTCAGAATCAAAATCTATATTTTTAACAAGTTCAGGATTTATAATATTTTCTTCTATGTAAAAATCTAAAGCTTTTTGAGAAAAAACTTTTTCACCACCTGCAGATTTTAAAACCATTTTATTATTAATTTTAGAGTTTGTTAAATGTGTCCATAAACTACTTGGTGCTATTAACTGTTTATTTTTTAAAGTATTATAGTTTGGAAAATTATTTAATGCTTCTATTGTAGGACTAAAGGTAAATACACCCTTATTAAAATCTATATTTTTTTCTACTTTTTTATTTATTGGATTAGAATTAAAAGTAAATATACTCTCCTCAGTTTCTATTTTCCAAGGAGATATATAATCAGCATCTACTTCTGTTGTTACAATTTCATCTCCCTTAAAAGTAGAAATAGTTTTTGTTGTTTGAGGTGAACTAACAGGTGAACTAACATAAGCATTTGGAGAGTGATCTATGTTTTGATTAGCAATATTTTCTCTTAAAGCTCTTCTTGCCGCTGTAGCTGTAAATCCACCTACAGTTGCAACTTCTGCAGCTGTTATTATATTTCCAAGTATACTTTCTCTAATTTTATTTTGTTCTTCACCAGTAAGATCATTAAAAGATTTATTATATATTTGTTGCGCTCTCATATCTTCTGTTTTTGTAAACAAATCATAGACATTAGTTGCTATATCTGTTACAATTCCTTTACCATACTCGTAAGGATTTTTTAGTAAAGCATCTTCTTTTAGTGGTGTCGTAGTTGAAAGAGGACTAGGTACACCATAAGGTCTATTTATTCCAAGATTATCACCTATACCTGTTATTAATTGTTTTAAAAAATCTTTAGGATTATTATTAAAAGCTTCATATAGGGTCTCCATAGATGTTTTATATTCTTCATCAAAATCACCCACATTACTAAAAGGTATACTATCAGCAATTAACTCAGCATAAGACATACCTTTGTTTTTAGTATTTGTGCCTGTTAAATTTTTGATGTCTTTTTTTAATTCTTTATAAAATTTAAAAGCAGGTGGTTCTACATATTCAAATGCTTCCTTAAAAGAACTACCCAAATTAAAAGCTTCTTCTGTTTGTTTTTCTGTTTCTTTTATCATAAGATTTGTTTTATTCGTTAATTTTGTTGGCATTACTATTTAATTCATCTCTAAGAAATTTCATTCTACGTAAACAAGCAATAGATCCCTGTAGTTTATAGATCATAGGAACTTCTGTTGCTTGCTCTAGTGCTTTGTGTTGTTTAGCTATAGAGTCATCTATGTATTCTATAAAAGAATCCCATAGCTCTTTGTCACCTGTAAGTTTTCTTAATACCATCATTATTGAATAGTTCCTTGATTACCAGTAAATCCGGGTTCTTGTGGAGTTGGTACTGAACCTGTGCCTATTGTACCACCACCAGAGCCTTGTGTATCTTCTACTTGTCCACCTGCAGGAGCAGGGGGTTGACCTTGCTGTGGTTGTCCTTGCTGTGGGGGTGGAGCAGGAGGTGGATTCTGTTCTTGAAACTTCTTAAGTATCTCTGCTTGTACAGCAGCTTGACTCATAGAGTTAGCTACTTTATCAGGATCAAGATCCATACTCTTTGCAATCTCTCTAACAATGTAATCCATTCTAGCAAAAGGAGCAAGAGCAGGATTAGATACTGTTTGCATGAATTGCATAAGTCTCTGACTTCTAACTTCATTAGCCATAAGGCTTTCTGTGCCTTGAGCTTTAACTTCAAGATCACCCTTAATCTCTGGATCAAAGTCAAACTGCATGTTAAAACTAAAGAATGCTTTGCCTAAAGGTCCTAGTAAGTAATCATCTACATTCTTAATAACATTACGAATAGAACCATTGGCAGCATTCATCAACATAGATATACCAGATGCAGTTCTGCCTACACCTTGTATGCCTGTTTGTCCATGTGCAAATGAGGGAAAGCCTGTGGATTCATCAGATAGTTGTCTAGCTTTATCAAACATCTGCATATTTTCATTTGATACATTGGGAAATTTTGTGCCAAAGATAGCTTGTCCGGGCGCACCACCTTGTCTACGAAAGACTTTTCCGGGATATACACTAAGATCCTGTCCGGGAACTAGGTTAGTTTCGTCTACTTCTATCAATAAGTTTCCTGATAGAGCAGCATTATCAACAGACATTCTCATAAACCCATTCATTAATGTTTGGGTATCATTCATGTTTTCTGCAATACCTACACCAAAGATACTGTAAGGATTCATTTCATAAGGTGTAGCATAGTAAGGTAGATAGGCAGGAGTAAATGGATTCATAACTAAACGTAACACACAACCATTACAGATCCAAACATTTACATTTACCTGCTCAACATCTCTAAGTTCTTCAGGTATATCTACATCATGTTGTTCTATAATCTCACGATCTACAAATCCCCAGAACTCTAACACTTCAAATCTTTGTGTATAGTCCTCCTCACTATCATCATCCATTGCATGTTCCCACCACTCTTTGTTATAGTTTTCACCCATATCAAGAGCTTTGTCAATAGCATTGGAACGAAAAAAAGGTCTACGTTTTAATGCACGTAGTTGTGAACGAGACATCTTGTGTCTCTCTATAACATACTCTGCTTCATCCATATTGTTTGCATCTGGATCAGGATAGAAGTTCCAGATAGAAACATTAGAAGTTTGTGGCACAGTTTTAAATACTGGTTGATATTCACCCTCATCATCCCAGTTAGGATATTCTTTATCAACTGCAAAAGGTCCTTTCATAATGCCAGTTCCAAACAAGGCAGCTTCAAAGGCAGCAGCCCTAAGTTGTTTCTTAGCATTAGACTCTTCTAGCTGATCATGGATCTTCTTCTCCATTTTCTTAGCTGCAACCATTGCAGGATGAAAATGCACAGAAGAAGGACTACCACTAGTTTTAAATTTTACATCTTCTTCTACAGGACTTAACTCATCTTGTAAAGGTCCTACACGTTCATTAAATTCTGGTAATGTTTCACCGGGAAGAAGTGTTTTTTCTTCTTCTTCACCTGTATCTGTTTCTCCTAGAGCTTCTTTAAGTTGTGGGTTTGTTTCTAAACTAACTGTCTCTTCTACACCCTCTGGTAAAACTGTAGGACTAATACCTAATGGAAAACGATTACCACCAAACAATACTTCTACTAACTGTCCATAAGCAGCAAGAACTTTTGTTTTAGTTACTTTAACAAATACCTGTGATTTTTCTGAAGAAGTAAACTGTACATCAGGACCATAGATACCCCTGTAGTTTCTATAAGCCTGTATCCATCTTTCTTCATCTGTACGTCTTGCTGTTTCAGACTTTCTAAACTTTGATTTAACAAAAGATTCTATCTGCCCTATTGGTTCATCATTAAGAGAATCGGCTGTTGTATCTTCTATTGCAGCTGATTCTTCTGCATCCATTGCTATTTGTTGTATATCTTCTGACATATTCTATCCTTAGTATCCAAATGTTGCGTCTGATGCTTGAAAGCCTGTGCGTTGTGTTTCAGGGTTATAATCAAACAAGTTACTTCTGGGTCTTGTCATTACACCATATCTAAGTGCATCGTAAAGGTGATCCTCTGATTTTGTATCTACATCTTCAGAGTTAGATTTATCAAGAGGAATTATCGGTAGTTGCGAGATAATATTTGTGCAGTTATTAAAAAACACCAATCGTGGTGATTCAGTAAATTCGTCAATCTGTAGTCTTCTGTGGATCTCGTTCTTTCCTGCAATCCTACTCCCTCTACTTCTGTCTGATGGTCGCCAACGGCAACCTTTGATAATCATTTGTTCTGCTAGTGATGGTCCTGTATCTCCTCTTTTGTGCCACAGTGAACTATCAAGTACACCATAACGTATTGTTCCATCTTCTCTTTCTGCTTCTAATACCATGTCAGCTAAATCACTAGCTAGTATTTTAGAAACATACAGTTCTCTATAAACAATTAACTGTTCATCAGGAGCAACTGCAAACCATAAAACCCCTGTATAACTTCCGTAGCCATAGTCACAGGCTCTGAACTTAGTCCAACTAGAAGGTATATTGTAAGGCTCAACAACATGAGTGGCTCTGTTCCATTCAGGAAAAGCTGCTCCCTCAGATACATCCCAATTTCCTTCTAATAGTTGTTTACGTTGGTTCTCTGGTAATGAAAGCAAGTTAGCTTCATACATTCCATCTTCTGCTAAATAAGGATTATCAAATAATGTAGCAGGTATAAATCTTCTTTTAAATAGTGGCTGTCCTTCTAGACTATGACCTTTAGGCCATGTAAGAGGTTTTTGTGTCTCTATATCTGTTGCCCAGAAAGATTGTCCATGTGGAGCAGGATCTACAAACATTCTTTTTACCCAACTATGTCCGGGACCTCCGGGGTTTGTAGTAGCTCTCTGATAAACTTCTAGTCCACTATCTCTTGTAGTACGTAACCTTGATCTCATATAGTCAAATGGATAAGGTGTAGGCCATTGTGTAAGCTCATCAAATCCAATCCAACTAAAGGCTTGACCTTGGTATCTTGTTACGTCATCATCTCTATCTAAGTAGGAGAGCCATAGTGTTGCCCCTGATGGAGCTACCCAAGTCTTATCTCTCTCCATAAACTTAATATCAGGTATTGCTTGTGGGTATAATTGTTTTGATACTGATATAAGTTCTCTTAGTTCTTCTGTTGTACGTCTGACTAACAGTCCTCTAAAGTGTGGATTGTTTAGGTAACGTACTGGGTCTGCAAGCATGGCATAGCTCTTGCCGCCACCTGCACTGCCTCCATAGAGGACTTCTCTTTCATTCGCTGATAAGAACTCTGTCTGAGGTCCGGGATTAGGCTCAAAGATAATCTTCTTTTGTGCCTGTTCAACTTCAATCGGTTCTTTAACAACTTCTGCAGGTACAACTTCAGGTTGCTCCTGCAATTTTGGTTTCAAGTTTTTCTGCTTTTTGTAACGCCTCTTTGTACCTTTCGGCAAGGTAGCGTTGAGTTGAAGCTTGTGACTTACGCTTTTGTTCAATTTTAATTCTCTTTATTAAACCTACATGAGATATTTTTCTACCTGACTGTGTTGTTAGCCAATCAGCAACTTGTCTGTAGCTATACTGCTTGATAAACTTCTTTGCTTTCTCTAGTAGTTCTAGTTCACTTGGTATAGGAAGTAGGAGATCCCTATCTTCTTCATCCTGTTTATAACCAAAAGGTATTGTTCTTCCAACTCTTACCACAGGTTTCCAGTTGTAACCTTCTTCTGTTTCTTCTGGTTTAGGTAACTTCCAGTCTTTAGTTGTTCTCATTTTCTTTCGGTGGTAATATAAACAGTGGACTTGCAGAAGTTACTTCAACTTTATCAGTTTTAGTAAAACCACCTCTATCAAGTATATCTTTTGCAGCAATCATTTTTTCTTTATTACCTAAGTCTGTAGGATTATCTATTACTTGAGCTAAAGAATAAGCTGCCTTTGTTGCACTACTAGCAATAAACTTCTTTGTTAGATCAGCTATCTCTTCCTGTAGAGAAGATGTAATGGAGGAAGTAGAGTTATTCTCGCTGTATCCTGCTAGTTTTTTAGCAGTAACAGGATTACCTTTAGCTTCCTCAAATAACACATCAAGAAACTTCTGCTGTTTTTCTGTTAGTTGTCTAGCCATTATGTATCTACCTTATCTGGTTGTTCTGTTCCCGGAATAATTTGACAAAATGGTTTTGCTTGGAATACTTGAGGATATGTGATGGCTTTGTTTGCTTTTTCAATAGCACTTTCAAAACATCTCTCTTTACTTGTATGTAATTCATTACCTGTTATTACCATACAAGACTGTGCATTCATGTTAGCGCACAGGATCATTATTGACATCCACATTATGCTAACTCAAAGTGAGGTCCATCAATAAATGGTCTTCTACCTTGTCCTCTTCTAAGATCTATATACGCATTCATAGCATCCTGCATTGTGCCATTCCATGTGCGTATATCATCAATATGCCAAGCTGCACCCCAACGAATGCCCACGTTCTCAAGCTTTGCAGCTTCCTTCATGGCATCTGC